CAAAGCGCTAGCCTTTTGGTCGACGGTCTCGCAGGGCCTAAAACTTTAGGCTCTTTGAATATTACCGTGCTAGCCGGGATTGATGTTAGCTCCCACAATGGCACCGTTGATTGGGCAACAGTCGCCGACGCAGGCGTTAGATTTGCATGGGTGAAAGCCACTGAAGGCCAAACGCACACTAATCGCGATTGGAGCGCGCGATATCAGGGAGCCGTCGATAATAATATTGTTGTCGGGGCTTATCATTTTGCGCGCCCAGACTTTAATAAATACGATAATCCAGAAGCCGATGCCCAAGCGGAGTTCAAGCATTTTCGCGACACCCTCGCAGCCATAGGCGGGGTCAAGACTGGGGATTTGGTTCCCGCAATTGACCTTGAGGCCGGGATGAAGACTGATGACCAATACAATGCCGATTGGTATCTGGAATGGCTACGCCTCGCTGAAGAGGAATGGGGCGTCAAAGGGATTGTATACACCGCCAAATGGGCGTGGAACCTCTATATGCGCAAAGCCTCCGAAGAATCTCGCGACAAGCTGCTTGAGTATCCCGTATGGTGGGCAAACTATATTCGCAAGAAACCGCTGGTAGGCCCCGAAACCCAACTTCGCAATTGGCAAAAGTGGGACGTCTGGCAATACAGCGGTCACGGCGCGTGCCCCGGGATTAAAGGGCACGTCGATTTGAATTGGATGGCCGGCAATCAGCTATGCAAGTTAATAGTACCATAAGGAGTAAATATGAGTTCAGAAACCCGAAAGTTCCGCCGCAAGGGTGCGGTAAAAAACAAGAAGAAGGCCGAAGAGGAAATGGCAACAAAAATTGCTTTATTTGGAAAATTACCAGATTATTGCTTGACATGCGAAGCCCCCTTTGATAAAATGAATAAAGAACAAGTCACCTCTTGGAATGTAGTAGTGAGCGACAAAGAGGAGCAAGTTCGCCTATACTGTCCCAGTTGCTGGGAAAAAGCCCAAGAAATAATTAAAGATTTTAAGAAACACTTAGAGGAGAAATATGAGCAACCCAAACGCTGAAGTGCTAAGCTTTGAAGATCCCGTGAACCACCCCAAACATTATAATGTCAACTGGAAAGGCGAGAAGGCCATTGAAACCTTCGAGTATATTAGTTCATGGAAGATGAATTATACTCAGGGCAACATTATTAAATACGTCTCCCGCTATCCCTATAAGGGAAAATCAGTAGAAGACCTGAAGAAGGCGCGCTGGTATCTTGATAAGCTAATTGACGAAGAGGAGGCAAAAAGAGCCACCGAAGGAGAAAACTAATGAGGTTTGAACAAGCGCTAACTTACGATGATGTCCTCTTAACCCCTCGGTATTCCGAAATTCGCACCCGCCGCGAGATTAATATTGGGAACGCTCTGGATAACAATATTTGGTTAAATATCCCTGTCTTATCGGCACCCATGGACACAGTCACCGAAGGCGAGATGGCTCATGTCATGGCTGCCCATGGAGGTTTGGGAGTGGTCCACCGCTACAATGAAGTTGATGAACAAGCGGGGATCGTAAGAGATCTTTATAGCGCGCTCAAAGAACTAAACCCCTTAACGGAGCCCACCATTGCAGCGGCAATCGGAGTGACGGGCCGCTTTTTTACACGCGCCGTCGCTTTATACGAGAATGGCGCCAATATTTTATGTATTGATGTTGCGCATGGCCATCATGTTTTGGTTAAAGAGGCCATTGAAAGATTAAAAATAGAACTTGGGAAAAATATTCACATCATGGCGGGCAACGTTGCCACCCTGGAAGCCTTTAACGATTTGGCCGACTGGGGCGCGGATAGCGTGAGATGCAATATTGGCGGCGGGAGTATTTGCAGCACCCGCATACAAACCGGCCATGGCCGGCCAGGACTACAGACTATCTTTGATTGCGCCAAAACTGATCGCGATGTTAAAATCATTGCCGATGGCGGCGTCCGTACTAGCGGCGACATTGTTAAAGCAATCGCCGCCGGCGCAGATTGTGTAATGTTGGGTTCTATGCTCGCTGGTACCGAAGAAACTCCGGGGACCACATACGAAGACGGAAAAGGAAACCTGTTCAAAAAATATCGTGGTATGGCAAGCAAGGACGCACAGATAACATGGCGCGGGGATTATAGTTCCGACGAGGGTGTGAGCACCCGGGTGCCATATAAAGGCCCTGCCGGTCCAATTTTGCAAGATATGATTAACGGGATACGCTCTGGTTTTTCTTATTCCGGAGCCCGAGATATTATTGAGTTGCAAACTCAAGCCCAGTTTGTGCTCCAAACGAATGCAGGCTTAAACGAAAGTGGCGCGCACATTTTGTCGCGGTGATGTATAAAAGAAAACCGAAGCCCAAGGATGCAAAGGCCATCCAATTTCCTTCGCTGGAGGAACTCCATGTCAATCTTCTGCTTAAGCTTAAGTTTGACGACATCACAAAATACTTTTTTTTCAACGAGTGCATGAAGGCTTATATCAAGGAAGATGCCGAGTTCATGCCATTTTTGGAAAAGATGAAAGAGAAGAGCATGCTAGCGCGAAAGTTCCGCTCCAAGAAAGCGCGCGAACTGCGCAAAAAAGAGCAAGAAATTAAAAATAAATTTGCGTTAGATGTGCGAGATATAGAAGATATATTTGATATGATAGAACACGAGGAGGAGTTATGAAATTATGTTCGCGAGAGTGTCTGTTGAACAACGAATGTTGCGTAAAAGCCGACTGCCGCCAGTGGATGGATTACAAAGAAGATCTGAATTGTTGTTTGGTTGCGGTAGAAAAGAACGGCAATATGACTTTGAACGAAGTCGGAAAGCGCTTGAAGATATCGTATGTTCGCGTTAAACAGATAGAAACCGAGGCCATCAATAAATTACAAAAAAAGGTAATTTAACTTCAAGGTTAACTAATTATTACAACCCACTATACCAGATGTCTAACATCTAATACTTTAAGGAGAGAAACATGGACAGCAAGAAGAACCTTTTGAACGAAGCGACAGTCCGCCGTTTTATGAAATTGGCCGAACTGGAGCCACTCGTTAACCCCTTTGTCGAGAATATCGAACCCGAAGAGGTGGTTACCGAGGATGAGGAAGACGACCGAGATTATGATCTTGGGCGCGTTGCCGGCGAAGAAGACGCTCTTGGCAGTGAAGAAGAACTCGAAGTAGATCTAGATCTCGGCGCAGAAGAAGATGTGCTCGATATCGAAGATGAACTAGAAGGCGCCGGCGAGGAAGCCAGCATGGAAGAGAAAGTCAAAGACTTCTTGGAAGATGTTGCTATTGCTGCCACGAAGCACCTTGGCGTTGCAACCGAGGTTGAGACGGACACCGGCGAAGTTGAAGATGTCGAAGCTATGGACATTGGCCCCGAAGATGAAGAGGTCATGGACGTTGCCGAGCCCGAAGAAGTTGACGTTGATGTTGACGATGTAGAGATGGAGCTTGAAGAAGAGAAAGAAATAAACCGGGAATCAAAAGCTCACAAAAACACCGACCGCGTCGCCGAAGAGATTACTCGACGAGTGGTTGAACGTCTTCTTGACCCCAAAGCTTAAAAATAACAACTACTCTTGATATAATATTCTTGAGGTATTAGATGTCTGAATTCTTCTGGTTTCTTTTGGGTGCTTTGGTTTATAAAGTCTTATTCTCTCTCCTAGACTTTGGCCACAAGCGTATATTCCTTACTAAAATCAAATACTTAGCGTTTTTGTTGATTGGAAGAGCTTATCAAGAGCTTCTTCTTATCCAAGAGCTAAAGTATAAGGCCATCTCTCACACTCTCGAAGATGAGCAAAAAGCCAAAGTACATAAAAACAGCGATAAAGCTTTCTTGCAGGCATGGAAAAAAAATGCCGTTCACAATTTAAACTCCTCAGTCCCTTTTCCCTACCAAAACGCCATTGAAGTTGAAGATTGGAGTGATTTAATGCGCGTGATGGATACTTACTATAGGGAAAAAATGAGGAGAACTGTGGGTGAAAAACGAAAAAATCAAAAAGATGCTCATCGACCATGAGCTTATCACGTTTGATGAAAAGTTTATTTACGCCGAACGCGCCTTCATGGCTCACTCCGCCGCACAATGGGGTATGGACAAAATAGCGCGCAACGAATTCTCCCAAAAACAAATCGACAACTTCGGTAAAATTTTAATGATGTACCTCAAAGGTCGGATTGATTTAAGCTGGCACAATGGTCTGTTAACTTTGCGGACTTTAGAGGAGAAATCGCCCAATGTCTGATGAACCGGTAATTGAAGAAAACGAGGAAGAAATATCCGAAGAAGAGGCCCTTGAGACGCCGCCGCAGACTGTCTTCATC